AGAAATGGGTGGACATTGGAGCACCGAAGAAGAACGGAAAATATCAACCTTGCGGGAGAAGCAAAGGCTCAAAAAGGAAATATCCGAAATGCGTACCACTTGCAAAAGCCACACGGATGACAAGCTCGCAAAAGGCAAGTGCTGTCAAACGAAAAAGAGCTGCAGGTAATCCTGGCGGTAAACCAACTAATGTTAAAACTTTTGTAAAAAGAAAATGACAATTAGAAAAACTACTAAAGGTAAAAACGCAAATTACCGGCCAACAAAATCTGGAGCTGGAATGACAGCTAAAGGTGTAAGAGCTTACAGGGCAGCAAACCCTGGATCAAAATTAAAAACTGCAGTAACAGGAAAAGTAAAACCTGGATCAAAAGCTGCGAAACGTAGAAAGTCATATTGTGCGAGATCACTCGGACAACTTAAACGATCTTCTGCTAAAACAAGAAATGATCCTAATTCTAGAATCAGACAAGCAAGAAGACGTTGGAAGTGTTAGATAGATTAATATATAGATTTTGTGGTTTTTTAGATGATGCAGTTTCTTTTGTAGAAACTTATATTATCAAAATGACAGAATGGTGTTGGAGTATAAGATTAAAATTATTAAATAAAAGGAGAAAGAGCAATGCAAAACGAAGAGTTAGTAATATTAAATAAACTACAAAAATTCTTAAAAGAGTCTTATGTAAGTATTGGAGATAACATGATTGGTGGTGGTATTGACAATATGGAAAAATACAAGTATATGATGGGACAGGCACATGCCTATTTAAGAATATCACAGGAAATATCATCCCTGCTAAACCCTAAGAAGGAGAAAAAAAATGATACTGAAAGACCAGAAAACGTCGTCGACTTCGGAAGCCCCAAAAGTTAAATCAGCTTTATTAGATAAATACGAAGAAGATCATAAAAAAGAATTAGATGGTTATGAACGTCTAAAGAAAAAAGAATCAAGTAAATTACCTAAACCTACTGGATGGAGACTTTTAGTTTTACCATTTAAAATGCCAGAAAAAACTAAAGGTGGATTATATTTAGGACAAGATACTTTGGAAAGACAACAAGTAGGTTCTACTTGCGGTTTGGTTTTAGAAATGGGACCACATTGTTATGACAAAGAAAAATTTCCTGAAGGTGCTTGGTGTAAAAAAGGTGACTGGGTAATTTTTGCAAGATATGCTGGATCAAGAATACAGATAGATGGTGGGGAAGTAAGATTGCTAAATGATGATGAAGTTTTAGCAACCATCGATAAACCCGAAGATATACTTCATCAATATTAATCATAGTAACACTGGGAGGAAACTATGCCTGACTTAGAAAATAATAAAGTCGATATCGATACATCAGGGCCAGCAATGGACGTCGATATAGCTGAAGAAAAAGACTCAGCTGAAATTCAACAACCTGAAGTAAAAGAAGAACCAACAGTAAGACCTGTTGTAGATGAAACAGTACCTGAAGATAAAACTCATGAAAATGAACGTGAGATTAAATTAGAAGAAAATGTTTCAGAAGAAAAAGAAGATCCAAAAAAAGATGAACTTCAAGATTATTCAGACAGCGTTCAAAAAAGAATAGCTAAACTGACTAAGAAATGGAGAGAAGCAGAACGTCAAAAAGATGAAGCTTTAGTTTATGCTAAATCAGTTTTAACTGAAAAAGAAAAAGCAGAACAAAAGTTATCTAAGATGGAACCAAGTTTATTAAAAACTACAGAAGATAGTATTAAATCTGGTTTAGAATCTGCAAAAGCAAAATTAGCTGCAGCAAGAGAAGCTGGAGATATTAATGCTGAAGTAGAGGCTCAATCTTTAATTTCTGAATATGCATATAAACAAGCTAGATTTACTGAAGCAAAAGCTGAACAAGAATTATATGCTAAGAAAAAAGAGACAGAAGTTCAACAACCTCAAGTTAATTTACAACAAAGACAACAAGCAGCACAGGGTACACCTGATCCAAAAGCTGAAGCATGGGCCCAAAAAAACTCATGGTTTGGTCAAGATTCAGCTATGACTTATACTGCCTTTGATCTTCATAAGAAATTGACTGAACAAGAAGGTTTTGATCCAAGTAGCGAAGAGTATTATTCTGAAATAGATAGAAGAATAAGACTTGAATTTCCACAGAAATTCGCTAAAATAGAACCCACGGAAACGACTAAGCCTGTACAGACAGTTGCATCTGCAAAAAGAAGTACTAAATCTGGTCGCAAAACTGTGAGACTCACACCTTCACAAGTAGCAATTGCTAAAAAATTAGGTGTGCCACTAGAAGAATATGCGAAACAATTAAATATCACGAAGGAGGTATAAGCATATGGAAAACGATAACGATATAAGAACCTCGCGTGCGAGTCAAACTAGAGAAAAAGAATCTAAACCAAAAGTTTGGACTCCACCATCAAGTTTAGATGCACCCCCTGCGCCAACAGGATTTATCCACAGATGGATAAGAGTTGAATCATTAGGCTTTCAAGACACTAAGAATGTTTCTGGAAGAATAAGATCAGGATACGAATTAGTAAGAGCTGATGAATATCCAGACTCAGAATTTCCAATTGTAGATGATGGCAAATATAAGGGAGTGATCGGAGTTGGTGGCCTTGTGCTGGCAAGGGTACCGGAAGAGATCGCAAGACAACGTGCTGAGTATTATAGAAAACAAGCTCAGGAAAACGTTGAGGCAGTAGATAACGATCTTATGAAGGAGCAGCACCCAAGTATGCCTATCAATATTGATAGACAAACTCGTGTAACCTTCGGTGGCTCAAAGAAAAGTTAATTTTTTAACAATTCCTAACCGCCGGATAAACTAATAAAATGTCTATAAGGAGGACACAACTATGGCTAATCAAGATAGCGCATTCGGTCTAAGACCGAGTGGAAAAGTTGGTCAGAATAGAGACAACCAAGGTTTATCTGAATACTCAATAGCTGCATCTGCATCTGCGATCTACCAAAATGATCCAGTTGAGATGGCAAACACAGGTACAATTACTGTGGCTGCTGCAGCTGATGTGTTATTAGGATCACTTACTGGTGTTTTCTTTACTGATGCAACAACGGACAAACCTACTTATGCGAATCATTTGAACGCAGGTAACACTGCAACCGATATTATCGGTTTTGTATCTGATGATCCGTATCAAAGGTTTGAAATACAAAGTGCTGGTACACCTGCGCAAACCAATATTGGTAACTGTGCAGATATAGAGTATGCAGCCGGTAGTGCACCAAACTATGTTTCAAAAACTGAAATTTCTGGAACAATGGCGGCGAGCACTGCTCAATTAAAAATAATCGGTGCGTCAAAAGAAATCGATAATAATGAATTAGGTTCAGCTAATACGAACTTAATTGTTACTATTAACGAACACTTCTTGAAACAAACCGCAGGTATCTAATAAGGGAGAATAACTATGGCGATATCACGAGGACAACTAGTTAAAGAACTAGAGCCAGGTTTGAATGCTTTATTCGGCCTGGAATATAAACGTTATGAGAATCAGCATGCTGAAATCTATACGACGGAATCTTCAGACAGAGCGTTTGAAGAAGAAGTTATGTTATCAGGTTTTGCAAATGCTTCAGTTAAAGCTGAGGGTTCTGGCGTAAGTTTCGACAATGCACAAGAAACTTATTCAGCTAGATACACTCACGAGACTGTTGCATTAGCGTTCGCAATCACTGAAGAAGCGATTGAGGATAACCTATATGACAGACTTGCGTCTAGATATACTAAAGCACTTGCTAGATCTATGGCGAACACTAAACAAGTTAAGTCAGTGGTACCTTTAATTCAAGGTTTACCTACGAACAATAACTTCAATTCAGGTGACGGTGTTAGTTTATTTAACACAGCTCACCCTACAATTGCAGGGACTGTTTCTAATACTTTAGCGGTACAAGCTGACCTTAACGAAACATCATTAGAACAATCTTTAATCGACATTGCTAAGATGACAGACGAAAGAGGTCTGAAAATCGCTGCAAGAGGTGTTAAAATGATTGTACCTAGTGAAAACCAGTTTAACGCTGAAAGACTTATGAAGTCTCAAGGTAGAACTGGAACTGCAGATAATGACATTAACGCTATTGCGTCAATGGGAATGGTTCCTCAAGGTTATAGAGTGAACAATTTCTTAACTGACCCAGATGCGTTTTACATCATTACTGACGTGCCAAATGGTATGAAGTACTTTGACAGATCGCCGATTAAAACGGCTATGGAAGGTGACTTTGATACTGGTAACGTAAGATACAAAGCTAGAGAAAGATACTCTTTTGGAGTTTCTGACTATAGAGGTATCTTCGGTGTTGAAGGTGTTTAATCACTAATTAGAATATTTGAGGCGGACATAGTTCCGCCTCATTTAGAAAGTAAGATAATAAACCTATGAAAAAATTTACAGTTACAATATTCGCTTACGATCATTATGCAAAATTTGAAGTATCATCTAATGATGATGCTATTTCCCTTGAACAAGCCATAGTTGACAAACTAGGAGAAAATGTTATAAAATGGGAATATGTCGGAGACAATGTATATGCCTCTGATAAATATAGAATAACCTATGAGGAGGTTATAAATGACGATGCAACCACACATCCAGGAACTTTACAACAAGAAAAAGTCACTGGATCTCAAATGGGAGCAAGAGCATCTTAACGAGGGTAGATATACTCTTGATATGGTGAGGATCGACGACGAAGTAAAAAAGATCGTTCAGCATATTAAAAAAGCAGAAGCTAAACAAGCACATCTGCAGAATAAAGTTGAGGCAGTCGCTCCTACAGTTTCAGTAGCTACTTAATAAAAAGCTACATCGTTGGAAAAATTCCACTCCACACTACGGGACTTCTTGCA